CTGGCTAAAAAACTTGGCCTGACGACCAAAAGTGTAAATGCAAAACTTAATGGACGCTGTAAAATTTCAGTAGATGAAGCTGCCTCAATGAGCAAAATACTAAAGTTGAAAGAACCTAGCACAATTTTTTTTGATTGATTTGTTGCATAAATGCAATAAAAGAAAAGGAGAATGAGTTCATGAAGTTTTCAGGAATTAAAGAATATGCCAATTCTCGTGGACTTGCATATTCTACCGTTTATGCAATGTGCCGAGATGGAACACTTCCGGCAGTTAAGATAGGACAGCGGCATAAAATTGAAGTCGAAGGCGCTGATCGTTATTTTAATGAACAAATCGAACTTCGACAAAAAAAGTTACAAAAATTAAAATGCCCAATTGTTATTTCTAAGCATAAACGCCGTGATGGCGGCGGGTATTTAGATCAATTGAATTTGATGCGAAAGGAGGTGAAATAGCTAATGCCGGAACAACTGCCTACGGAAATATTTAATTTGATATCAGACAGATCTACACAGATAAAGGGCTTAAACTCATACGCTAAAGCGATTCAGGCTGTTTCTGGTAAAATTCCAGCTCATATTTTAGATGATTTAATTGAATCCCTAAGGTCTTTTAATAGCGGCATAGAATGTTTAGAACTCGAGTTGGACAATAATGGTTATTCCTTTGATGACTTAGCTTATCTGACGGCTATAGTCGATGCTGCAGAGAGGAACAAAAGTCGTGCTGGGGGGGAGGAAACACCGTGAAAACACTAGGGATTTATATTTGGTACTTTTTTGCTGAGAGTGAAATTTTCCCTAAGATCCTGATAGCAGTATCACTGGTCATCTTTGGGATGTTTTTAGAAAGGGCGTGGTGAGATGTGGAAAGAGTTAGGTTATCAAATTGCGGTAATTGCTATTGGGACTTGGGCCGGTGTATTTTTCGGGTTATGGCTCTGGTGCAAGGTTGCTGGAATGAATTAAAGAAAAGAGCCATCAGCACGGCAATGCTGACAGCTCAGGGTTAATACATTGGTCATGAACAACCTGTATTGACTACATTATAGCATAAATAGAAGGATTGACAATGAATTACGGCTTAAATTTTCCTATTGAGAATTATGCAGCTCTATACATAGCTATAGTAAACAGCGTTGATACGGAGACAGCTTTAGCAAAAGTTATGCCACGAGAATCAGTACATTACAGGTCAAAAGCAGAACGTCGTGAGCTTATTGCGGAAGCTAAAAGTTTAATGGAGCAAGGTATTCGGTTAGAAAGGCAGCCAGCGTCATAGGAGTTAAGCGTCCTACGCTTGTATGGTGGCTGAAAAAAGAAAAGGAGCTATTTCAATGACAGTGAAAATTAACAGTCTCGAACTTGAAAATATCAAAAGGATTAAAGCAGTAAAATTAGTACCTTCGGCGAATGGCTTGACTATTCTCGGTGGAAAAAATGGTCAGGGTAAAACCAGCGTTCTGGATGCGATTGCCTGGGCGCTTGGTGGGGAAAGATATAAACCTTCTGAACCGCAGCGACAAGGATCTGTTACTCCGCCAATTCTGCATATAGAGTTATCTAATGGGCTTATAGTTGAGCGGAAGGGCATTAACGGCAGCTTAAAGGTCATCGATCCGCAGGGAAATAAAGGCGGCCAGCAGATTTTAAATGAGTTTGTAGCGCAACTTGCTTTAGATCTGCCAAAATTTTTGAATGCAAATAATAAAGAAAAGGCCAATGCTCTTTTGCAGATAATAGGGATCGGTGAAAAACTTTACCAGTTGGATGCTGAAGAACAAAGGATTTATAACAGGCGGTATGAAGTTGGACGCATTGCTGACCAAAAGAAAAAGTATGCATCTGAGCTTGAAATGTATCCGGATGTTCCTAAAGAGCTCGTTTCAGCAGCTGATCTAATTAGGCAGCAGCAGGCGATACTTGCCAGGAACGGCGAAAACCAGCGCAAGCGGCAAATGTGCCAGCAGTATGAAGAAGAATTAGCTAAAGCGCAGATTGCTTTTGACGAAGCGAAGAACCGGCTTGAAGAAGCTGAGGCTGCAGTTTCGGTTGCCCGTAAGTCGGCCGCAGATTTACAGGATGAAAGTACGGCAGAATTGGAAGCGAATATCTCTGACATAGATCGCCTGAATATTAAAATCAGGGCCAATATGGACAGGGAAAAGGCTGAAATCGAAGCTGAAGAATATAGCCAGCAATATGATGAACTGACAAAATCGATCGAAGATATTAGAGATCAGCGCTTAAAGTTGTTGGAAAATGCAGACCTGCCGCTACCTGAATTGTCTGTTGAAAATGGTGAGCTGGTTTATCGTGGGAATAAGTGGGATAACATGAGCGGCAGTGAGCAGCTTAAAGTAGCTACTGCTATTGTCCGCAAATTGAATCCGAACTGTGGTTTTGTGCTCATGGATAAGCTGGAGCAGATGGATCAGGATACTTTAAATGAATTTGGTAAATGGTTAGAACAGGAACAGCTGCAGGTAATCGCTACACGTGTCAGCAGTGGCAAAGAGTGTTCGGTCATTATCGAAGATGGTTATGTTAAAGAAGATAACGGCCTTTCGGATGAAGGCGCAAAAACATGGAAGAAAGGTGAGTTTTGATGAAGTTTCAAATTACCAGAGGGCTGATTGTAAAGCCGCAAAAAGTTGTAGTTTATGGTCCTGAAGGTATTGGCAAAACTACTTTTGCCGCTGATTTTCCGGATCCGCTGTTTATCGATACCGAAGGCGGTACGAATGTCTATGATGTTGCCAGATTACCGGCGCCGACTTCTTGGACGATGTTGCTGGATGAGGTTAGAGAGGTTATCAAAAATCCGACCTGTTGTAAAACATTGGTTATTGATACGATTGACTGGGCAGAACAGCTTTGCGTGGGTCATGTATGTGCTAAAAATGGCAAAAATGGGATCGAGGATTTTGGTTATGGCAGTGGCTATATTTTTGTAAGAGAAGAATTTGGACGCTTTTTAAATCTGCTTTCTGATGTGATCGAGGTTGGGATCAATGTTGTTTTAACAGCACATATGCAGATGCGTAAGTTTGAATTGCCTAATGAAGGTGGAAGTTTTGACCGGTATGAGCTGAAGCTTGGCAAAAAGACTTCATCGCAGACTGCTCCACTGGTCAAAGAGTGGGCTGATATGCTGCTGTTTGCCAACTATAAGACTATCGTGATCGCACAGGATAAGGACGGGAAGAAATGCAAGGCCGCCGGTGGTGAGCGGGTAATGTATACGACACATCATCCTAACTGGGATGCGAAGAACAGACAGGATCTACCGGAAGAATTGCCCTTTGATTTTAAAAGTATTCGTGGCTGCCTGGTCTATTCCAATACGGAAGCTTTGCAGCCTGTGTTGCAGCCAGTTGTAATGCAGTCGGAAACTGTTGTGGCGCCGGTTGCTAGTGCCACTGCAATTATAGATACGCCTTCGGGACTAATATCTGTAGATCCGGCGCTTATCCCTGTAACAGCATCAGATGATATAGTGACTGTACAAACGTCAAAAGTAATTCCAAGTTGTGTGCCAAAAGCATTGGCTGATTTAATGGCGCCGGAAGGGGTAACGCTTGCAGAAATTCAAAAGGTTGTTGCCCAGCGTGGCTATTATCCAGAGGGAACACCTTTTGAAAATTACGCAGAGGATTTTGTACAGGGCTGTTTGATCGGAGCCTGGCCCAATGTCTTTGCTTTGATCAAAGAGAACAGGGATATACCTTTTTAAGTTTAAGAAACTCAATGTAGTTTAAATAATATTTAACAGATAAAGGAGAATAAAACAATGGCATTTGAACAATTAGGACAAACAGTACCCGTAGAAGAAAGAGAATTAGGATGGGACGATACTATTGAAAAGGAGAGCGCCGGTTTTATCATTCTGCCGGAAGGCGATTATGAATTTAAG